ATTTTTCTGTATCTGCAAGTCCAGATTGGACATGGTTTTCTTATAACTCTGAAAAAGTAATACAATCTAGACGACAAGACAGTGAAGATCGGGAATTGCGTAAAAAGCTTAGGGCTGGCGCAAAAAAATGGTTGGAGGGTTGATGCAAGACTTAGAGGCAAAGGTACTGTCTGCTGTACTTAATGACAAGCAGATTCATGTTCTGTTACAAGCAAACCCAGACTCTTTGTTTAGAACGCATAAAGATATCTGGCACTTTGTTCGTGACTATGCTGAACAAAACACCACGCTGCCACCAGTGTCTTTGGTAGTAGAAAAGTTTAGAGACTTTGAGCCTATTGCAGAGGTGGGGGCAACTAAGCATCACCTTGATGAGTTAAGGTCAAGTGTTCTTGATTTCTCTCTTAAAGATATTCTTAAGTCTAGTGCAGCATTGCTTAATGATAACAAGCCAGTGGATGCTCTGGATAAACTTATATCAAAAACATCAGAGCTAAAAAGAACTACTGCTGAAATTCGTGACATTGATGCAGTTGATCTTGAAGGTGCTATTGAATACTTTAAGCACATAGAGGAAATGGCAAGGCTAGGGTCTCATGGAATCAAGACAGGTCTTGCTGGCTTTGACAACTATCTTCCAGCAGGGATTATGCCAGGTCAGTTTGGTATTCTTCTTGCATACCCAGCAATTGGTAAGTCTTGGTTAGCATTGTTCATGGCTGTTCAGGCATGGAAGAACGGAAAGAAGCCACTTGTAGTTTCTCTAGAAATGACGGAGAGCGAAGTTCGTAATCGTGTCTACACTATCATGGCAGATGGAAGGTTCTCTCATCGAAAGATGAGTGCTGGAGATGTTGATATTGAAGAGTTTGAGCGGTGGGGAAGTACATACCTAAAGAACATGCCTTCTTTCCAGATTGTTTCTAATGATGGTCTTGGAGAAGTAAGTCCAGCAGTACTGAGAGGAAAGATTGATCAGTACTCTCCAGACATTGTATTTGTAGACTACATTCAGCTTATGCAATCAAATAGTCCAACTGATAACGAAACTGTTAAAATTAAAAACATTAGTCGTGAGTTAAAGATTCTTGCTATTAGTGAGCAGGTTCCTATTGTTGCAATTGCTTCTGCTACACCAGATGATGCCACAAACATGAATACTGTTCCTGCACTTGGTCAAGTAGCATGGTCTAAGCAACTAGCATATGATGCTGACTGGGTTCTTGCCCTTGGTCGCCAACCCTCCTCAGATATTCTTGAGTGCGTATTTAGAAAGAATCGCCACGGGTACTTAGGAGAGTTTTTAGTTCAAATTGACTTTGATAGTGGAAGATTCTTATACAAGGATATGGAAGATCTTTAATAAATTAAAATAGTATAATTAGTGTATGGTGTTTCTACATAAGAATATTAAAAGATTTGAGATAGACGGAGAGATATATGATGAAGCCACCATTCCAAGAATTAAAGAGCAGTACATAGATCTTTTAAAAGTTATAATGCAAAACAAAGGTTATGTCATTAGATATGATGTTGACCCAGACTTTTCAGTAGAGTATACTGGCAAAAGTTTTAAATTCATCCTATCAGTTTATGGAGTATTCGTTGGAAAGAGGAAAGCTCAATGCTTATCAGGGATAGACAAAAACAAAGCGATTTTACGACCTACTCAGAAGAGCAAGTCAAAAGAGTCCTCCTGTCCAGTGGAGTAAATGTAGAGTATGAAGTAGAGACTGACTTTATCATTTACTGTCCCTACCATAATAATTATAGAACACCAGCAGCAGAAGTTTCTAAAGAGACTGGTCAGTTTTACTGCTTTGGCTGTCAAGAATCTAAATCCCTAACAGAGTTCGTAATGTTTGCAACAAAAAGAAGTTTTTTTGAGGCAGCAAGAATGATACATTCAAAGCAGCAAGAGTCAAACATCCTTGATGACCTGTCAAAGATACTTGACAAAGAAGATGAGTTTATTGAATTCAACAGTGAACTAATAGGTGCTTTAAACAAAAATGCATTGTCTTCTTCAAGGGCTGCAGGATATTTAAAGGGTAGGGGAATACAGAAGGCAAGCGTAGAGAAGTACCTCATTGGCTACTCTGAAAAGCAAGATATGATAACCATTCCAATACAGGCTCCAGATGGAATGCTAGTCGGCTTTGTTGCTAGGTCAATTGAAGGAAAAGATTTTAAGAATAGTCCAGGACTTCCAAGAAGTAAGACAATGTTTAACATATCAAGAGCTAAGAGATATGATAAAGTTTTTGTAGTTGAGTCATCATTTGATGCAATAAGACTTGAGCAGGTAGGTGCTCATGCGGTTGCCACATTAGGGGCATCTGTAAATAAGCGACAGAAAGAGTTGCTTAAAAAGTATTTTAATAGTATAATACTAATATCCGACAATGATGAGGCTGGCAAGGGTATGCAGGAAAAGATGAAGTCATCCCTTGGTCATTCACTTGTGATAGGAAACCTACCATCTGATGTTAAAGATGTTTCTGACATGGATGATAAAAGAATATCAGAGTTTGTCTCAGAGTTTGACGATGAAATAAGCTACATTTTACAGTAGCAACTACTATATAAGGAGAATAAAAGTGAGTATAATTAAAGGTCTCAAAGACATTAATGAGGCACTAGACAAGCCTCGTGGAAATTCAGCATCAGGACCACGAGTACGCTGGCTAAAGCTAGAAGATGGTCAGAGCGTAAAGATCAGGTTTGTTAATGAACTTGATGAAGACTCTAAGCACTACAACGAAAAGAATGGCCTAGCCATTGTAGTCAAAGAGCACACAAATCCAAAGGACTATCGCCGTAAGGCTCTAGATACTATGGATTCAGAAGGTCGTGACTGGGCAGAAGAGATGCACCGTAAAGACCCCAAGGCTGGCTGGGCTGGTCGTCTAAGATTCTACATCAATGTTTTAGTTGATGACGGAATGGAAGATCCATATGTAGCCGTATGGAGCATGGGTGTTGCAAAGTCTGCAACATTTAGTACTGTTCGTGAATATGCTATGGAATCAGAAGGCATTACGAATATGGTATGGAAGCTAAAAAGAAATGGAAAAGGAACAGAGACAAACTATATTCTTATTCCAGGAGCAACAGATACGGAAGAGTTTGACTGGTCGGGCCACGAAGTACTACCATTGGAATCTGCGATTAGAAAGGTTCCTTACGCCGATCAAGAGTCATTTTATTTAGGTTTTGACGATCCCACTACATCTACTAGTGTGGATTGGTAATAACTTGAATTACGTTCCGCTTCATGTTCATTCCCATTTTAGTCTAATGGATGGTGTATCAACTCCAGAGGAGTATGCATTTCGTGCAAAAACTCTAGAGATGCCTGCCATTGCAATTACAGACCATGGGGTGCTGTCTGGTCACAGACCTATGTATCGTGCTGCAAAAGAGCAGGGTATAAAGCCAATCCTTGGTATCGAAGGTTATATTACCGCTGATAGATTTGATAAACGAGATAAGAATGAAAGGGAAAACCCCCTTGACCTTATCTATAATCATATTGTAATCCTTGCCAAGAATCAAATTGGTTTACAGAACTTGAACAAGCTGAACGAGATAGGCTGGACAGAGGGATTCTATAGGAAACCACGCATAGACTTTGAAGTTCTTGATAAGTATGGCGAAGGTCTTATAGTATCCACTGCCTGCATGTCTGGTCTCATCAATAAAGCTATTGAGTTAGACGAGTATGCAGTAGCAAAGCAACACATTAAATGGTTTAAAGATAGATTTGAAGATGATTTTTATGTAGAACTTATGCCACACAATGTTGCTGGCATGAATATGGAGCTTTATAATCTTGCTCAAGAAGCAGGAGCAAAGTGCATAACTACTCCAGACTGTCATCATTGCACACCAGATCAGAAGGTAGTGCAAGAGATGATGCTGGCTCTTAATACACATGCAAAGCTTCAAAAAGACGTTTCATATGAGAAGTCAACATCATACAAAGACATGATGGAAAGACTTGACTATCTATATGGTGCAGATAGAATGATGAGCTTTAGATCATTTGATATCCACCTTCTTTCTTATGATGAAATGAAGAGTGCTATGGATGCAGAGGGTGTCACAGATGAAAGTATCTATACCAATACCCTTGAGATTGCAGACAAGGTAGAAGAATATGAAATTAAAAGCAACCTAAACCTTCTACCAATAAAGGTAGATCATCCTCAAAAAGAATTGCGTAGCCTAGTAATGGCTGGTCTAAA